CAAGGTTAAGGTGTTCAGATGAGGTCCATGCATCAGTTGCATCTACCCATGAGAAGGTCTTGTCTGTAGCACCCTTAAGAGTAAGACCACCACCGTCTGCACCAGCATCTGTTGGAGATGCTACTGAGCCAAGTGTAAGGTTCTTATCATCAATTGTGATTTCTGTTGAGTTAATTGTAGTTGTTGTACCATTAACTGTTAGGTCCCCTGAAAGAACCAAAGATGTACCAGTTGCTGCACCAATGTTTGGTGTTACAAGTGTTGGGGTATTAGCAAAAACAAGTGCTCCAGTACCAGTTTCATCAGAGATGATTCCAGCAAGTTCTGAAGAAGATGTTGCTGCAAGTACGTTTAACTTATCTGTTGTTACAACAAGTGTCTTTGTCTCTGGAATGGTTGTTCCATTGATAGATGTAGCAGTAGCTACACCAAGTGCTGGTGTTGTAAGCGTTGGGCTTGTAAGAGTCTTATTTGTAAGAGTCTGAGTGTTTGTTGTTCCAACAACTGCTCCAGTTGCACCATGTGCTTCTGTTGCTCCTGTGTGAGTTGTAAGGTCTGAAGATGAAGCCTTGTTTCCAAGTTGAGTCTGGATTGAAGAAGTCACACCAGTAACATAGTTAAGTTCTGTTGTTGAAAGAGTTGCTCCATCAAGAATATTAAGTTCTGTAGAAGTTGAACCAAGTACAACATCTTCATTAATCTTTGGTGATGTTAATGTTTTGTTGGTAAGTGTCTGTGTATTAGTTGTTCCAACTACCGCACCAGTTGCACCATGTGCTTCTGTAAGGTTTGCGTGTGTTGTAACATCTGAAGTAAGTGCTACTGTACCAGTTGCATCTGGGAATGTGATTGTACGGTCTGCTGTTGGATCAGTTACTGCAACAGTTGTTTCAAAGTCATCTGCTGTTGTTCCTTCAAATGAAATTGAAGAAGCAAATACGCCAACTGCTGCTGGGGCTGCCCACTCAAGGCCGTATGTAGCACCTGATGCTGCTGTAAGGACTTGACCATTTGTGCCAATACCTAAACGAGCTACTGCATCATCTGCACTACCTACAATTAAATCACCCTTGGCATCAACGACACCTGCTGTGATAATGTTCTTTCCATTAACGGTCGCTGTTGATCCCTCAACAACCAGTCCCGCCTTTACTCTAAAGTCTTTATTTACTGTTGCCATTTTATCTCCTTAGTTAGGCCTTTAACCCAATACGCAAGTAGCGTAAGGTTATCGGGGTTTGTCCACCCACAGGGACTACAGAAAGTGAAACTGTATCGCCTGCTCTAGATACGGAGATGGTGCCAATATTCCCATCATTATCTACTGTTCCATATTCGCTAACGCTAACATCTGTAGCATCAGGGACTATGGTTAATTCTGTGGCCCAATATTTATTGGCACCACCAGAAGTCTTTTTAATTGAGATCATGTATTTTACTGATCTCCACTCGCTTGCTAAAAAGTTATCAAAGATTGTAGTATTTTCAATACCATTAATTGTAGACTCATTGTTGCCATCTGAACCAAGGTCAGTAGAACGAGCAGAAGAACTGTCAATTAAGTCTTCGTAATTTGTTTGACTTGGACGATCACCAGTTTGGAATAAAGCTTTTACGCTTGCGATTGATATTTTAGCCATATGCTGATTATATCATAATTATATTAGATAATATAGTTAGAAAAACCAATAATTTGAACACCAATTCCAGGCGGAGCTAATGGGTTTACCCCATCTATTCCAAGGTTTGTAATCTTTATTTTAAATGGAAGAATGTCTTTTGGTTTTATTTTCTTGGGATAATCTACTGTTTTAATATTTGAAGATTTTGGTTTAATGTCTAATACAACAGAAGACTTAGAAGAAATGTTAGAAACTTTTTTAAGTGTTCCAGTTGACTTGTTAGATAGTTTTTGTTTATACGGTTTTATATCTTCTAATTTAGATAATGGTTTAAGATCAGAAATAGTTGCTTTAGCCATTTGTTATGACTCTTGATCTGTAACTTCGCCAATCATGACCATTTCTCCTTGACATACCGTCCAGACTCTAGTAGCATCAGATAACTGTACATCAAAAACATCTCCAGTTAATAGTTGCTTTGATTGAGCTGGTGTTAAGAATACTGTAAATTCTCCGTCATCATCTAAGCCCATTGCGGTAGGAGTTAATGTAAAAAGAAGATCATCTCCTACGTTATCAGAGTATCTTCTAAACTGTGACTTAATTGTCCATTCTGCAATAACAATTGGATCGCCTAAATCATCTTGTACATAAATTCTAAATGCTGCACTATCTCCAGTGACAATAGTCCAATTAACTAATGGAGGTTTGTTTCCAACATTATATGTTGTTGGTGCTTTTACTGAAGTTAAGCTACTCTCATCTTTATTTCTATAACTTACCATTATGCTAACCCTGCTTTCAATGCTGCCCAAGTTCCATTACCTGTTGGTTTACCAACAATTATAACACCAGTAGTTGCGTGTGATTTTGCTACTACTCCTACTGCTGTTCCTCCAGTTGCTGGTTGGGTTGCTGTTAATCCCCCAGAAGTTCCAGTGTAAAGAATATTTCCAGCGGTATAAGAAGATGTGGCAACATTACTAAAAATACCAGAAATAACAATAACGCCATCAGTTGCTGTACTAATAATATTTTTAGCCAAACCTAACATAGGATAATTCATTGTGTTAGTTAGTTTAGTTACTTGTGGTTTTCCGCTGGTATTATTAAATCCAGAAACATAAACAGGATCACCCTTGGCAATAGAAACACCACTAACATTTGTTACTTCAATTGTTATGTTTGACTCTGTTGCAAAAAGGACAGACTCCATACGCTCAGCCAACGATTGAATATCTCCCACAATATCAACTGGGTCGCTTGCAACGGGATAAGGAAAATCGTAAATATCAGTCGTCTCAGCCATAATCTTATTATTATACCACTTCCTAAGAAAGTTATTGAAAAGTTATAAAAATGTTACCTAAAGTTTGCTTTTGAGGTCATTTTTATGTTATACTTAATACATGCTACCAACAGGTAGCATTTGTTCTCTAGGAGGTTATTATTATGAGAAGAGACAAGCAAGCTTGGATTGGAATCCTAGCATTAGTTGGTGTTATTGCACCTTTTAGTAACTCTGCTAATGCATCAAGTACCGAAAATAATTTACTAATAAATAAGTCTGTAGAAGCTCCTGCCTCCGACAAGGAGGCATTTGTTGTTTCTAAGGCAAAAATGTTAGCTAAATTTGAAAACAGAACACACTTAACAGATAAAGAACTAAAGCAACTCCTTTCTCTTGTAGGGTTTGAGGGTAAGGATTTAGTAGTAGCTTGGGCTATTGCTAAAAAAGAATCTAATGGTCGTCCATTGGCATACAATGGCAATCATAAGACTGGAGACTCCTCTTATGGGATGTTTCAAATTAACATGATCGATAATCTAGGTCCTGATCGTAGAGATAAGTTTGATCTAGATACAAACGCTGAGTTATTCAATCCCGTAAAAAATGCGGAGATTGCATACTATATGTCCAACGGGGGAAATGACTGGTCTTCTTGGAAAGGTATTACGCCAAAGACTAGGGCTTGGATGCAAAAATTCCCTAAATAAAACTTTAGGTAATAAAGAACCTCTACTGTAAAAAGTAGGGGTTTTTTATTTTATGCACTTTAAAATAATTGATTATTAGGGGGCAGCTGGCGTTGTAAAGGTTATTTGAGCAGATGCACTAACTCCAGTCTGGCTTGATCCTGTGTAAACAGTTACTGTAACGGTATATTGTGTTAACTGAGTTCCACCAGTCATTGTTCTTGATGTAGCAGTATTTCCAGTTGCTCCATTAAGATTTGAGCTAGGTGAAGTTGTAATCATGTATGAAGCCTGAAGAGTAGAATCCCAACTTAAGAATCCTCCATTGTATGCTTCAACAATTGAAAGATTAGTAATTGTTGGAGAAGGTGGGAAGTATGGTGGGAAGAACGGGAAGAATGGTGGGAAGAATGGCGGGAAGAATGGCGGGAAGAATGGCGGGAAGAATGGCGGGAAGAATGGTCCTGGAGCTACTGGAGTAAATGAATTACTAGCAGTAGAACTTAGAGAATCTTGAACGGTATTATTTAGTTTAACAACTGCGGTATAAGAAGTACCATTAGCTAAACCAGAAATA